TTTTCTTTTCTTAGGCATTATCTATTTTTTTTATGATACCACCATTTGTCTACAGTATAGATTATTGAAATGATTAACAATAAAATCTTTAATAAGACTTCTAAATTAGTGAAGGTTGTTATGCTTAATATTGCTCCGTTTACTCCTAACACTTCCCCTACTTCCTTTGTTATCTGTTTGAGTGGCATTGATATATGTCTTTAGTTTAGTTATGTTCTTTGGTTTTGTTTTGTAGTGTTTCTTCATTAATCTCCTGCTGGTAAAAAGTCTCTTAATGTAAGTTTCGTTCCTTGAGGTGGTGTATCAAGATTCATTCCTGCATAGTAGTTGTCAGTTGAAGGGTTGACATCTGCTCCTGTATTCGTACTGTATTCTGGAAAGCTAGAGGTATTATTACAGATATAATCAATAAGTCTTTCACGATAATATGAAGCCGTGTTTAAAATTTCTTCTCTAAAATGTTGCGCTTCTTCGGTACTTAAAGCAGTTCCTGTTTCTGAGGTTTTAGAATAAATGTTCCCGTTCTCCACTTTAAAACGTAGGTACGGAATAGCGTGGTACAAAGCATACGCAGGAAGCATATCACCAATGTAATCATCTACTAAAGTCTTATATGCCCCCGCTAAAGTACCTGCTGTAATTTCATCTTTCAATTTCTGTGTTAAGTCTGTTCCTAATGCAGTTTCAACATAGAGCTTCTGTGCTTCTTTTACCGAAAAAAGTAATAAAGCATCGTCTACATTTAGGTTGATTGCTGTAGAATCTTTTAATTTGCTTTCTGATATGAAGAGTACGTATGACATAGTTATCTAGGGTTTAAAAATCCGTTATTTTTCATTCTCTTAGGTGCTTTTGCTACTAAGCCACTATTTCTTTTTAATGTAAATCCTTCACTAAGTGCTTTTACGTCTGATATTATCTGCTTACTATTTATATTAGACTTTGCATTTCTTAGAGATGTTTTATAAACTACTCTTCTGAAGTAATGATGACAGTTACCTCCTCCTTTGTAAAGCCATATAGAATAGGTTGCAGCACCACGTGGACCCCACCCTGCATTTACAGGCTTATTAGTTAATTGTAGCAAATCTTCTTTTCTATAAATTTTATTAGCTGAAGTCATTAATCTGCAAAATTCTCTAGTTTCTCCTTCTTGGCTTAATGCAGTATCTTTAGTATACATATATCTTACTTTAAAATAGTCATTGTAAGAATCATTTACACCATCTTGTGTACTTCTTTGGTTTGGTCTTGCTGTTCCTGTTGAAGCTAGTTCTGTTTTACCTTCAACTAATTTATTTAATTCTGCTTCAAAATCAAAATCCTCGTGTTCATCATTTACATTTTCTTCATCTACTATTTCCCAATCTTCAGGAATATCTTCACCGAACTCTTCAATCCAACTTTCTAGCTCTGTTTTTTCTACTTTACTAAATTCTAAAGTTTCATCAACTACTTCCTCATCACCTAAAGGCTCAAGTCCAAGCTCTTCACGTATTTCGTCTTGAGTCATAACTTCTCTGATAGTCTTAGAATCAAATTGAACTGTAATAGGTTTAAGCTGTACAAAGTTTACAGGCATATCCATATTGTTAATTTGGAATATTTTTCTTAGTTGTTTAACTAATTGGTCTTGGAATGGCTTAACCACAGTATTGAGATAGAAATTTGCAGCGTTGATAATCTCGTCTGTATTGCTTGAAAAACCATTAGCAGTATCTATACCCATAAGAGTCTTAGAAGTTACTCTGTGTCCGCTTAAAATGTTGCTAGTGAGTAGTTCTTGGAGTGCCAAATACTGCTTATCGAGGTCTGATGGTGTTATTGCTTGTACTTCAGGTGTTCTAGTCTTATCGTCTGAGAACGTCAAAATGAACTTCCCTGCATTGTTTTGTCCTGTGAACTTATCTGTAAGGCTTTGTTCTATTTGATGACGCTCTTCAGCTGTCGGTATGCCATTACTAAAGTTTACCATAAAAGAACCTGAGAATCCTGAGCTGATTGCATTGAGATGGTACTCAGATATACGTCCATCTATAAGACTCCAATTTGAGCAAGATACCCAATCAGGTGTATAATAGGAATTCATATTAGGGCTATAAAGTCCTGAATACATTATTTGATTTGCTGAAGTTCTATCATTAGCATTAAAGGCAGGTACATAATAAGGCTTGTTAGCTCTAGTGTTTGACCAATCTGCTGATATGTAATAGCCTTTAGTCTTTCCGAATTCATCAGGTCTTGCACATCTTAGCTTAGAAACGTCAATGTGATAGATTTCAGCTATTTGAGTTCTATCCTTTGACCACACCAAATTCAAAGCGAACCCACCCTGTAGCTTAAAGTCAAAAGATAGTTTCTTTATAACTTCATGTAGGCTTTCATTTCCATTAGCTCTATCCATAAAGTTCTGTAACTTAACTCTAGCTTCTAAGTCCCTATCATCTTCATCTTCTATAATAAGGGCTTCACCTGCAATCATCTCTGCTGTTGAATTAACAATAGCCGCTGTAATTGAACTTGAATAGTAAAGGTCAATTAAGAACTGAGGATAGAGGTTTCTCCAATCTTCTGTTCCGTATTCTATCCAATCTCTACCTCTTACCTCTTGAACTGTAGGAGCTGTACTCGTTTCTAAATTGATGTTAATGATATTATCTTTCATATTTTATTTTTTATACGATACTTGCTAATCTAAGATTAATATTCTTTGTTAAAGCGTCACTTGCACTACTGAATATTTGGACTTCACTTATTGAACCCTCAAAAGGGTTCGTATCAAGTTTTCTAATGCCTAGTGAATCTATGTCTGCTGTTCCTGATAATGTAGGTGTTGCAGTAGTTTGCGCAACCCCATTCCACCAAAGTGTTAAAACATTACTCTCTCTTGTGACAACCATATAACCATCACCCCAAAACCCACTATCCAATTCTAAATCTACTGCTGTTGCATTATCAATCTTTACTCTTAACTTAGTAGTAGAGAACATTCTAAAAAATTCACCATCAGCCGTATTATCACCTAGAATAACCCCCGCTATTAAATTCAGCCTTATTCCAATAGTAAAATCACCTGTTAAAGATATTTGACTTCCAGACATGTGTTGAGTTGCAGAAGGGTCAAATCTCAGAGCCCCTGATGGTGGGTCGTATGTAGGTGATTCTGCAACACTTCCAGAAATAAATATGTTAGTAGTATGGGAGGATAACCAATAATAAACCTTATCCGCATTTGGTGCATTCTGAAAGGCAACATTTGTTTTATTCTCAAACCAAGCCACTAAACTTGATTCAGCATTAGGTGTCCATCCACCATTGTTTCCTACACTTAAATCTAATCCTAATTTTAACATATTCTATGTAGTTGGTCCTTCGTGATAACCTACTCCAACACCACTCGTAATGGTAATTGCTGTTATGTTCATAAAGAGAGTTGTTCCAGCAGGAAGTGTAGTTACTAAAGCTGATTCTCCTGTTGCATCTGCTACTGTTATAGCGGAAACTACACTCGTTACAGGGAAGTAAACACAATACCAATCTACACCTGTTTGTGCTCCATCTCCACTATCAAAGACTACTGTTCCACCATTTTTTCCTAATTGCTCTGTTAAGAGCTGTTGTACATTTTCTATTGCCATTTTATTTTATTTTATTGTCCGTAGTATATATAATTTGTTTGTTCTATATCTGCTGTAATATTTGCATCTGTGTCAGCACCCCCACCTGTTACTGTAACTGTAGGGTTTGTAGTATATCCGCTTCCTGCATCTGTTATTGTTACTGTATTCACTTCGCCGCCTGAAACAGTACAAGTTGCTGTTGCTTGTGTTATACAATCCCCTGTTATTGTTATTGTTGGGGCTGTACTATATCCTTCTCCAGCATAAGCGATAGTCAAGGTTTGAACACTTTTTGCATTTTGGATATATTGAACTTGTTCATCTCCTGCTTTTTCCGTTACATTTAATATTCCTTTAGTTACTAAGCCTTGTACTACTCCCTTAAGAACACCAACAGGTGTTAATACATCTAGCTCAGTTGCTGGAGCTGTTCCTGCTGCAACATTTACAGTTCCTGCCCAACTCACTTCATATACTTCATACTTCCAATATCCAGCAGGTATTAACTTTGTTGTTCCTGAATAAACAACAGGGTCTGCATTATAATCAAAAGTTAGTCCTGTATACCTATTGTAGATGTCTTCTTCAACCCCATAAGCATACTGAACAGAAC